AACTGGTTATACTGGTACTGCCATGATGAAGAAGCACGCTGCTTCTTTAAAAAATACAGCAACCTTTACTGTTATGTTTCCCAATAGGGTAGCAGGACAGGTGAAAATATCTCTAGGAGCTACTACAACAAGTGCATTGAAACCTGGTAGGTATGTTTATGATTTATTGCTTAACGATGGATCTGTAAAAACAAGAGTAGTTGAAGGTAGTGCAATTGTTACTGCTGGAGTTACCACTAGTTAAAAAATATGGCAGACATTAAAGTCAGAGTTGGATCACAGAATGCGATTAAGGTTCTATCCTCTTTTGCCGGGGGTGGCGGAACTTTAGGTGGATTAGCTGATGTTGACGTTTCTGGACTTCAGAACGGAATGGTTCTGGTCTATAATTCTACCGCCCAAAAGTGGGAGGCAACCTTGGAACTTACGCCTGGATCAACCCAAAATCTGGATATTAATGGAGGAAATTTCTAAGCCATGGCAAGTATAATTAGAGTAAAAAGATCTACAGGAACAGTTGCTCCAAGTAGTCTCAACTTTGGTGAACTCGGTCTTACCGTTGGAGTTGGCACTCACGGTAATAAAGGCGGAAGACTGTTTGCTGGAGATAACGCACAGAATGCTCAAGTAGTTGGTGGTCGCTATTATACCGATCTGCTGAGTATTGCGCCAGGTCTTGTTGCTGGTCAAGCAAACCCAACCACAGCAGCGAATGGTTTCGTTGCTATCGTTGACCAAAATCGGAAGGTCGATCAGTGGAACGTAGACAACTTAACGTTAGACGGAAATACACTTTCATCATCTGATACTGATGGAGACATCATCGTTGATCCTAATGGATCCGGTGAGATTGTCATTCCTGATGATACTAAACTGACATTCGGTACAAGTAAGGATGCCAGTATCGAATATGATGAAAACGGTGATGACCTTATTAAAGTCACTGGTAAGGCGTGGCAGTGGAATAGTCCTCAGACATTTGGTAGTGTTGGTATCTCATCTAACACTATTTCTACCAAGTCTGGTAGTGGTAACCAACTATTCATTGACCCATTCCCCGATGGTCTGAGTAACGAAGGTACGGTTATCATCAAAGGTGACCTGCAAGTTGATGGTACAACCACTGAGGTAAACTCAACCAATGTTACCGTCAATGATCCAATTCTTAATCTTGGTGATGTAACTAGCACCAGAACAGTTAGAGCAGATGTTAATGTTGGTGTATCTACCATTACATTAGATTCTGTCGTTGGTATCAACACTGGAGACCTTCTTGCTGTAACTGGACTTCCAAATTCTGGTGTAACGACTGTTACTGCTTATAATACCTCTACAAAAGTTGTTACTTTTAATGGAACAACTACTGCTGGAATTACCACACTAAGTCAGGTAACGGTTACTCACGCATTTGATACCAATACAGATCGTGGTGTTTCATTCCAGTATAATACTGCTACCGGAACTGCTAACACTAAAATCGGTTTCTTTGGTTACAATGATAGCACTGGTGAAGGAAGTTCTGCTGTTGCTAGAGCGTGGACATACATTCCAGATGCAACAATAACTGGTAGCGTTGTAACAGGAACCAGAGGTAATCTTGATATCAAGGGTATCTACTATCAGACTGGAGATTACAGCACACATGGTGTTGTCTTCTTTGATTCCAATGGTTTACAGACATCCACCAATGATCCAGCAACTGCGGCTGCCACTAGAACTTCTACACAAATTCTGACTGCTGTTACTGAAGTTACACTTACTATGCCTTCTGGTGTAACTGTCACTGCTGGTGATCAAATAACTCAGGTATCTAATTCTGGTGTTCAGGGTGTTGTTAAAGCAGATAGCAATGGTACAACTATAACACTGATTGGTGTAGAAGGAACATTTAACACCACTGGGGATATTATTAGAAACGGAACTAGCACTGGGGTTGATCCTGACGCTGTAAATACTGTTTATACAAATAAACCAATGTGGACCAATACTTTGGATGGAGGAACTTTCTAGAACTATGAACGATGTTGATGTGAATATTTTAATTAAAAATTATCATTCTAAACTTTCATCTTTGGTTAATCAAAATGTTCTTTTAGAATCCAAACTTGAATCTTTGAAAAAAGATTATCTTGAGTTACAGGAAAAGTTAAACGTCCCAGATAAATATCAGGAATCAGGTATCGACAATGAGTAAACCATCGACCAGACAGGAATTGATCGATTATTCTCTTAGGAGATTGGGATATCCTGTATTGGAAATTAATGTGGATGATGATCAAATTGATGATCTAGTCGATGATGCAATTCAGAAATTCCAAGATTTTCATTATGATGGGATTCAGAGAGTATTTTTAAAACATAAGGTTACAGAAGCAGAAAAAGATATAATAAAGGCAGGAATTACTACTACAACAGCAACTTCCAGTGTTGGTGTTTCATCTGTGGGTTGGGACGAAGGTCAAAACTTTCTCCAACTCCCAGAGCACGTCATCGGGATTAATAAAGTTTTTAAAATGGACAACAGTACCATTTCGAGTGGTCTGTTTAACATCAAGTATCAATTGTTCTTAAATGATCTCTATTACTACGGAGCACTTGACCTGCTGAACTTTACCATGACTAAGACATATCTTGAGGATCTTAGTAGAATAATCACACCAGATGTGCAATTGAGATTTAATAGGAAGCAGGGTAGATTGTATATTGATATTGACTGGAACTCATTTACTGATGATAATTACATTGTACTTGACTGCTATAGATTAGTTGATCCTTCTGATGCAGCACTAGTCTACAACGATTCTTGGTTAAAGAAATATACTACTGCATTAATCAAGAAACAGTGGGGACAAAATCTGATAAAATTCCAAGGTGTATCTCTTCCTGGTGGAGTTCAGTTAAATGGAAGACAATTATATGATGACGCAATAGCAGAGATAGAACAATATGAAAAAGAACTCAGAGATACATATGAGGAACCACCTCTCGATCTGATAGGTTGATGAATCATGCCTTTAAATTCTTACTTCTTACAAGGATCCCAAAGTGAACAGAGACTGGTTCAGGATCTAATTAATGAGCAACTAAAAATATACGGACAAGACGTTATCTATCTTCCTAGGAAGATGGTAAATCAAGATGCTATTCTGAATGAAGCAATTGCAAGTGAGTTTGACGACTCATTCAGAATGGAAGCATACTTAGCAAACTATGATGGATTTGCTGGGAATGGAGATATTTTATCAAAGTTTGGTGTACAGTCAACAGACCAAATTACACTGATTATCTCAAAGGAAAGATATGAGGACTTCATCAGTCCATTTTTGCAAGGTGGAGATGTCATAGTTTCATCTAGACCTGCAGAAGGCGACTTAATTTACTTACCCCTTGATAACACTATTTTTGAGATCAAGTACGTAGAGGCAAAGAAACCATTCTATCAACTGAATAAGTTATTCGTATATCAGTTGAGTTGTGAAGTATTCGATGCTGCTCAGGACGAACTGGTCGATACTGGAATCGAAGAAGTCGATGTTGCAGTATCCGACTTTCTGTTCACCACCAAACTCACAATGGTGGGTCTTGGAGCATCTACAGCAACTGCCACTATGCAGAGGGCAACAGATCTTTCTGGTTTAGCATCTGGCAGTTCTGTCAATCAAATCGATCTTATCAATGATGGAACAGGATACACAGTTCCACCAACCATTGGTATTAGCACTGCACCAATAAATGGTATAAATGCCTCTGCTGTTGCAGTCATGACCAGAAGAAGTGGTCAGGTTGGTCAGTCTATCGATAGAATTGAGATTATTAATCCTGGATTTGGTTACACCGAACCTCCTGTAATTACAATTCGTTCGCAGAATGAATATGGTACAGGGGCAGCTGCTACAGCAATTATTAATGAAGGTTCTCTTGGATTACCATCCATAACAAATAGTGGTGTTGGATATGGATCTACACCAACTGTGGGTATTACTACTGCCCCTCCAGGTGGAATCAACGCTACTGCTGTTGCTGTCGTTAATGTTTATGGAGAGGTATCCGCTATCAGATATACGAATGCTGGTGCTGGGTATACACTCGCTCCTAACGTTACTATTAGCGCCCCAGCAACAGGTATCAATACGGACAACTATTTGTATGGAGAACTAGTCAGAGGCGTCTCTACGGGCACTACAGCGTACGTTCACAGATGGGACTCCGATACTGGTGTTCTGCAAGTTACAAACGCTACCAGTAACTTTGCTATTGGAGAAGCAGTTGTAGGTATTGGAACTACTAATCTTGGTTCTGATGCTAGAAGAATTATTCAATCAATATCTGATCAAGATGAATATGACGAATATGCAGATAATATCGAAGTAGAATCTGAAGCAGATGACATTCTAGACTTTACTGAAAAGAATCCCTTTGGTGAATTCTAAATAGTTACTATAACCATCTAAAGTGTCATGTTAGGAACATATCATTATCATGAGATTATCAGAAAGACAATTATTGCTTTCGGTACTCTTTTCAATACAGTTGAGATCCGACATCAAAGGCAAGATGGGGGAGATTTTTCTACTGTAAAGGTTCCCATTGCATATGGTCCTTCAGAGAAATTCATTGCAAGATTAGAACAGAAACCAGATCCAAGAAGAAGAGTATCTATCACGCTTCCCAGATTGGCATTTGAGTTAGTAAGTATCAGATACGATAATACTAGAAAGGTTTCTACAATGCAAACCTTTAAGACATTTACTAAGGACGGCACTAAGTTAGCAAAGAAAGTCTTTATGCCTGTTCCATACAATCTGGGTTTCAGATTATCAATCATGACTCAATACAATGAAGATGCGATGCAAATCATTGAACAAATTCTTCCTGTATTCCAACCATCATTTAATGTAACTGTTGACTTGGTATCATCTATCGGTGAAAAGAGAGATGTTCCGATGGTCCTTGATAATATTAACTTCGAGGATAACTACACTTCTGGATATGAAGAGAAGAGAGTCATTGTTCACAATTTAGACTTTACTGCTAAGACTTATCTGTTTGGTCCAATTGCTGATAGTAGTGAGGGACTTATTAAGAGAGTTCAGGTTGATTATCACACAAATACAAATGTCAAAACTCCAAAAAGAGAACTCAGATATGTTGCTACACCTAGAGCACTCAAAGATTATAATGACGATAATGCAACAACACTTGCAGCAGGTATTAATGCAACACAAACTGAGTTCCAAGTTACAAATGCAGCAAGTTTGGTAGTAGATGGATACATCTACATAGGTAAAGAACTGATGCGTATCAGAGAAATTAGTGGCGAAACACTCCTTGTTCATAGAGGAGAAGATGGAACACTTGCCGACTCACATCTTCAAGGAACTTCAATTGATGCTGTTACTCAAGATGACAGTGATCTAATTGAGGTCGGTGATGACTTTGGTTTCAGTGAGGAAAGATTTGACTTTGGTGATGGTAGAACTTACAGTCCAACTAAGGGTACAGACGTATGAATGAAGAATTTGACAAAATAAATGAAACTCTGGACATTGAAGTTCAAGCGGGAGAGATTGTAAAAGAATCCAAGCAAGAACTCAAAAAACTTAGTAAACAAGAAGACCATCTCAAGGATTATGAGTATACTCGTGGTAACTTGTATTCTCTGATTGAGAAAGGTCAAGAAGCAATTAATGGTATTCTTGAACTGGCACAGGAAGGTCAACAACCTAGATCATATGAAGTTGTAGGTCAACTTATTAAAAGTGTCGGAGATGTATCTGACAAGTTAATTGATTTACAGCAGAAGATGAAGGATCTAAAT